CAGGTAACTACTCAACTGGTTTCCCTGCAAGACAGGAAGTACTACTAAGTTCTATTCAAGACTTCTATGCTCAGTCTAAGAAGCAGAATGGTGGTTTAGTATTCTACACTGGTCTTAACTCTAATGGTGACCTATACATTGGTAACCGTAAGATTGATGCTATTACTGGTGAGGAAGAGTTCCTAGAGTCTGCTAATCTTATTGATTCTGCTGATGAGGATGATGTAGTTGATAGTCTTGTTACAACCTTTGATACTGCTGTTACATTTAATGAGTATATCACAGTTAATGGTGGTGAAGCTCAAGATAAGACAAGCACATTCAATTCTCCTGTAACTATTAATGTCCCTGCAACAGTTAGAGATGGTACTTTGGGTGTTCCTGGAGTTGGTGTTCTAACTTCATTGAAGGTAACTTCTTTAGTTTCTAATACTAAGGATGATGCAACTTTAGATAGAACAGCAATGGCGAAGAATCGTCAGACTGGTGGTGACATTATAATTGCTGGTAATAGAATTACTGCTGGTGTATTCCAGTGGAACCAACGTGGTTCTAATGGTACAGGACAAGGATATAAGATTCAGACACATGTTAGTGGTACTTCAAATGTAGCATCTAACATGACTCCTGATCAGGGTGCAACATATAACAATGATCAGATTGTTGCTTATGGTGCTGCTGGTGGACCTAGAACTGGTGACATGTTACTCAAGGGTAAGGAAGTTGGTGGTTCTGGATCTATTGGTTGGATTCTTGCTAATCAGTATCAATCAGTAGAAACAAATGTAGAAAAATTTGTTTATAACAATACAAATACAGTTATAATTCAGTGGAAGACTGGTGTTACTAATGATAATGTCATCACTGGTGGTATATCAGCAGGAATGGAAGTTAAGATTGCTGGTCACAACACCAGTACTGTTAATGGAACATGGCAGATAAATGCTGGATTTGTTGGTAGTGCAAGTACATGTACTATAACAATTGATTCAGGATCATCTCCTGCTGGAGAAGCATTGTGGTCTGCTCAACCTGCTGCTGCAACAATAGAGGTTGCTTCTTCTGATTGGAAGGAGTGGGGTGTACTTGGTGCTCAATCTATTAGAACAAATACTACTAAGATTGGTGAGTTTAAGGTAGGTATTAACACAGTTGCACGTGCTGCACATGCTGCTTATCAGAATGCATTTGTTTCTGCTGAAACTAATCCTCGTGCTAACTTAGATGTTGTTGGTACTGTATTCATTAGTGGTAAGACTATTGAAGATTATGCTAATAACTCTACTACAACTAAGGTTGAAACTCCACAGGAAAATGCATTCTTAGTTGGTGGTGCTAGTGCATCTCCAGATAGTGCAGCAACACTTAGAGTTAATACAAAAGATGGTCGTCTTGGTATTAATACAACTAAGGCAGAAACAACACATGCTCTAACAGTTAAGGGAACTGCTAAGGTTACTGAAGATGCTACATTTGAGAAGGATGTTGCAATCAATGGTGGTGGTGCTGGTAGTCAGAATGCTGCTGATATAACAACTGAGATTGATACTGGTACAGTTAATCTCTTTATGACCACAGGATTTAAGGGTCTTACAACTGGAACACGTCCAACTCAAGGTCTTAAGGTTGCTGGTAGTTCACAGAATATTGAAATTGGTAATATAACAACATCAATTCAGAATATTAAGATTGGTAATACCAGTACTGATAGTCAGATAACAATTGGTGATAGTGTTGATGGTACTGGAACTAATGCTTCCAGAACTATTATTGGTGGTGCATATGCTAGTGATGAAAGTAAGTCTGTTACTCAGATTGATAGTAAGGTACTTTCTATTGCTGGTGATGTAAGATTTGGACAGACTATTGATCCTAATACTGGTGGTGTAGTTTCACCAGCTAGAAGAGGTGCAGGTGCTGCCGTTAACTTTGATTCTAGTTCTGAGACATTTAATTTCCTTTCTGGTAATAGTGTTACTAGTATACTTAACTTCGGTCTTAATGCTTCTGACATTACAATTGGTTCTCAGGGTGGTGATACTAAGATTAGAAATAATCTAACTGTTGATGCTACTTCTACATTCAATGCTTCTATGACATTGTGTGGTGGTTATGCTAACTACTCATTCACTGGATATAGAGCACAATCAGGATCTTCACTTAAGGCACATACAGCATCTTCTGGTAATTCCCCAACAAGAACTGTTGATATTATTAATGTTCTTGCTTATTCCTCTAGCACATCTGATGGTAGATATAACCGTATTGATACTGGTGGTACTGGTGATTGGGGTAATGAATCTTGGAGAGATCCTATTACTACAGGTATTCCTGCTGGTCAACCTACATTGCCACAGTTACCTGTTGGTGAATACTATATCAACCTTGATAAGAGACCAGTAGATCAGAATGGAGATCTTTGGTATAATATTAATGATATATTATTGATTGATACAGTAGAACAGTCTGGAAGACATTCCGAATTTGTTAAGGTTGCTAGTCTTCCTCGTGTTTCTACTACAGGTCCATACTATATCACTGTAACAAGACAACCATTTGGTGATCTTAATACAATTATTCCAACCACAGCAGCACCTACTGTTGGTCATCAAGATGATACTGTTATCTACAAGTGTACAGTACAATATGATGCTACTTGGTTAGTTCAGGACATTAATGCAACTGGCACTGAGGCAGATGTTTATCTTGCTCAGTTTGGTGGTAGTTTGTTAGGTCGTGAGACTAGAACCACTCAACAAATTCAGAATAGTGCTGGACAAACTGTTGCTAACCCACAATATATTTCTGCTACTGCTCCAGGTGATTATGTAATTCTTACACGTGATGATAGTACAAATCCAGATACAGGTGAGATACTTGAACTCAAGACTACTCTTGTTCAGACTCCTAAGAAGTTAACTGTTACTAATGGTTGTACTGGTGCTTCTGGTGAGGAAGATAAGTTTGTTGTAGATTCTGTAACTGGTAATGTTACTATGATTGGTGATCATACTGTAACAGGATCACTCATTGTTAATGGTAAGTGTGCTGTACCATATACAGATTCCAATGCTAATAAGAAGTTAACTATTACTAATGGTGATAGTGTTACTACTTTTGAAGTTGATACATGTACTGGTAATGTAACTACTGGTAATACTCACGGAACAGTATTTGTTATGTCAGAGTCCTTTGGATCTACAATTCAAGGACATAGTAAAGGAGATACAATCTCTGTTTATAGACATGATCCACAGTCAACAAGTACAACACTTGCTGGACCTCTTACTACAATAGCATCTGCTATCACAACTACAACAACTGATATAGAAATTACAAGTAATCTTGATTCCTTCAGTAAGGGTGATCTATGTGCTATATGGAGTGGTAGTGCTATTGAATTAATTCAGATTACTGGTGATCCATTTGAAGGAACTGGTGCAAATGCTGGTAAGAATTATTTACCAACAGGTACTGCTACTGCTTATCCTAATGGTGGTAGGGGATCTGCTTCTAATAAGATAGAAAGTACAATTGCACAGGCATGGGTAACAGGTGTAAATATCGTTAAACTTGAGAAGTATAGTTATCCTGGTGTTGCTAATCTTGCTGATCCAGCAGTGTCTGAGTTTGTAAGAACTACCAAGATTCGTCATGACCTTCCTGCTACTACAGCACTTAGGACTGCCACTGATGGTGTTAAAGCACCACCACCTAATACTGATGATAAGAGATTAGCAATTCAATTAGAAAATGCAGATCTAATTGCCCCAATACTTGATTATATCACATGGGCTAGAATTGGTGACGAGTGGTTTGTTCTTGATAGTGTTGATGGCACTAATGATATAGAGGGTGAGAAGAGACCTAAGCAAATTAGGAATCCTAACACAGCTTCTACAACACCGAATAAATTATTTGGTGGTGGAATTCTTGCAGTCAACGATGATGTTAACATCTTTGGTGGTAACTTCAGAATGTTTGGATCTGATGGAATTACACCTATTGCTATAATTGGTAATGATGCTGGTCACGTTGGTGATGGTTCTATTGAAGATCCATTAACAAACTATAGTGGATTAACTATTAAGGGTGGTGGTTCATTCTATGGTGATGTAGGTGTTTACTATCAATCTTGTGTTGCAAGAGGTGTATGTACTACAGAATCTTCAGTTAGATTATACTCCAAGAGTGGTAGTATTGATATGGGTGAAACCTTCACTCAAGAAGGTAAGCTCAAGGCAACAGAGGATGACACAGATGCTATATTCTCAATTAAGAATATGGGTAGTGCTGGAACTAGTGGCACAGTTGGTCCTAAGAAATTCCAGATATATCAAAACAATGCTATTGATTCCTTCGGTATTGAAAAATATTGGACAGGAAATGGTGGTAGAAGGTTTACTTATGTTGCATTTGATGCAGCTGCTGGTATAGGACAACAACAAACTAGCCCGTTACAGGTAAATAATAATTATATGATTAATGTTACTTCTAATAGTAACATGGTGCTTTATTTACCAGATAATGCACAAACAGGTGACATGATTAGATTTGTTGAATTGAGTGGTAACCTCACATATAACACAAGTCTGATCCTTAGAGCACTCAAGATTAACAGTGTTGCAACTGCTATTCAAGGTGATACAACTGGTACTAAGATACAAGCAGGATCTGCAAGTCCAGCAGGATCTGCATGGGATTCAGGTGAATTGATTATTCAAACACGCAATGCTTCCTTTGGTTTAGTATACGCTGGAGAATATGATGTTCTTGGATCTGCTTCGTCACAAATTATTCCATCTTCATTAAGGGGATGGTGGTTATTAGAACTATAAAGATATGGCTGCATATTACTCTTCTATTAAATCTATGAGAACTGCCAAGGTAGGAACTATTCTACCTTGGGGTGGTGATGGAAATGAAGGATTTCTTTCTTCCAATTTACCTAAAGGTTGGATTATTTGTGATGGTACAACTCATCCTGCTAAAGATTATCCTCTATTAGCATCTGTTATTGGTGACACATATGGTGGTAGTATGCTTGATGCACAAGGTAACCTGGAAGAGTTTCCTTATGAAGATACCACTGCTGATTTTAGATTGCCTAATCTATCATCATCGGTTGTTATGGATTTAGAACCAATTCATTTAGGACAAACACAGTATCAATTTGGACAAGGTAATCCGTCTCAATATCTTAAGGATGATGATGGTAGAGATTTGATTAAGGATTATGGTGAGACAAATCTAATTAAGTCAACATGGGAAGCTACAGCAGATATTGATTTCACTCTTAATTTGAGTGGACAAAATATGTACTTCAAGTTTACTGATATTACATTAGGATTACCAGATTTTACTGAGACTGTATATACTTTACCACGTAAGTTGGGTATAAATCACACACCACCACATAAACATCCTGAAACACCTGTTCCATCAACTAACGTAAGAAGTAAAGGTGCTATGACTTTTAGAACTGATAAAGGTGTTAGATTAGTGGGACAGCAAGGTTCTCAAAGTTGCAACTATACAGCAGATGGCATTGAATGTGAAAATGCTTCAAATAATCCAATGCAATGGGAAAATGGAGCATGGAAATTAACATTCTATGGTACTGATCAGTATGAACATACTTTACCTAGAATGGAGAATTTTTGGGACTTTAGTAATGATAGCACAGGAAAGAATTATTGGAGTCATGTTCCAGCAGGTGCTGATCAGTGGAATGATACTGCTAATGGAAATGCTGGTACTGGTGCAACAAGAAAGGGTGGACATGCAGCACCAAATTATAACCAGAATATTGTAGGAATTGAGAGAACAGGTGTAATCAATAATACAGAACCAGTTGATACACATAAAACTCCTTGTTATACTGGATTATTTCCAAGACCAATGATTGAACGAAATAGATCTAATTTTTATGGATATACTGATACAACAAATGGTGCTCAACCACCAGTTTTAGGTAATATATTTGATCATCCAGAGGCAGGTTCTAATGCCAGTGGGTTTGACGTATCTGGTGTTACTGTAACAAATAATAGTTATCTAATAACTTTACCAGCTGGTGTTGATATAACAAAAGATTATGGTCCTACTGGTGGTACATGGAAACAATGGGATAGAATAACTCCATTGATGTATGTTACACCAGGTGGTACTAATCATAATGATAATAAACATAAGTGGATACAAGAAGGTACTATGGTTACTGGTGTTACTTATGATTCTGTTACAGATAAGTATACTATAAAATTAGATAGACAGACGGTTGGTGCAACAACTACTGCTACTCTTAGGTTTAGACATGGAACATGGCCAACATCATTAAGTTATAATGATTCTTCTAAGAATCCTCTAGAGGATTCTTTTAGACCACATACACATGATAGTTTTGAGATTGCTCAGACTGGTGGATCAGTGACAGATGGTACTAAAGTAATGACAGCTTATACTGCTTCTGATGGAAATGCTAATGCATTACAAGCAGAAAGTTTAGAAAATGCACTAAATATTGTGTGTGATACAGCACAACCAAATTGTACAATTACGTTCATAATTAAAGCATACTAATGGCAACATTTTACAACAAAGAAAGAGCTAAGTATGGTCATTTGACAGGACAGGTAGTAATCTGGCCAGTAGAATATGAAGGAACTCCAGACCAAGGCTCAAATCCAACAAATATACCAGCAGGGTATTTGAAATGTGATGGTACTAAATATTTTGCTGATGATTATCCACAACTTGCTTCTATTTTAGGTACAGGTGAAGATACTAAATTTATTAGAAAAAATATTGATGGAACTAATTTTGATACTGTTTTAGATGGTCAATTTATGGTTCCAGATTTTAGTTCTAAGTATCCAGAACCAACTACAGGTGCTAATGCTGGACTTTATAATAATTGTAGAGTAATTGATAAGCAAGATAGTGAGAAGAGTAGATCTGGTATTGGTATTGAAGCAATATCACAGGTTGGAACTACTAATATACCTATAACATATAGAGGAACTATATCTGTACCTGCACAGGAACTTCCTATTACAGGAAAACCAGGATATACTTATGCTGGTACTACTCATCGTACTGAATCAACAGCAATTGATGAGGATATGATTCATCCACATATGCATCGTCATAATGGAGTAAGAGCAAGAAATATGACTTTTTCTGCATCTGCTGTTGGTGGAGCAACTCCCACAGAGACTAATAATACTGCACTTGCTGAAGGTAGAACTGGACTTAGAAATGCGTCAACGATTAAAATTGAGGATTGGTTAGATAATACATTGCATACTATGGGTGCTGGTGTTTCTCCTACTAATCCTGCTGGTAGTGGTCAAGAACCATGTAGAGCATTGAAATATTGGAACCCTAATGGTGGTTTCCAAAATAATGCTTTTACTCATAAATCATTAGCAGTTACTTTTAGTGGGTTTGGTACTAATTTTACTAGATTTGAAACAATCTATTCTAATGGATGTATTGAAGGAGGTAGTTATAGAACTGATAGATATCCTCAGAATGGTCCTTCTCCTGGACCTGATGTGCATTATGGTAGTGATGATTTCTTTTATGGTTGTATCTTAAAAGATGATACGGTATTTAAAGCTAATGAACTGTGGGGTGCTGCTGATGGTAGTGAATTAGCCGCTTATGCTAATACAACAGCTGTTGTTGGTATTTGTGTTGGTACACCACAAGAAAACACTAGCTCAACAGGTACTAATATAACTCAACCAAAAACATATGCTTCTGGTTTACCAGGTGTTCCTACAGATTTTAATGGACCTGTTGGAGTTAGTTTGCATGATGTTCTTCCTCTTCAGAGTAATGATCTTGCTGAATCAGGTAGAGCATATACAGCAATAGAGCATGTTGTGACTGAAACCGATCCATTAACTCAAACCGCAGGTGATCCTACTATACATAATCATAGAGTAAGAATAGAAGATGAAGTTAGTGGATATGGTCGTCATGATTATAAAGTGAAGACTAGAGCTCTTGCAGTTGATCCAGAGAATTTGAAAACAACAATGTCAATAGGTGAGAGTGCATCTGCTTCTATTGATTCTGCTACTGCACCTTTTATTATATTGGAATATTTAATTAAAGTTTGACAATTATGGTAACATCATTTCAAAAATATAGAAACACAAGAAAAGGTTTTTTAACTGATTGTTTACATGATACAACACCAGTAGGATCTATTGTTCCTAATTTTAAAGCTGGTGAGAATTCTCATGACCATAATTTTATTAATAATAATTTAAATAGTCATAAGCATGGAGAGACAACTGGAGATGCTTATGTAAATGGTGATGATCCTGCATATACACATGATGGATATCTATATTGTGATGGTACTGAATATAATATAAGTGATTTTCCAGCATTATATGAAGTTATTGGTAATGATTATGGTGGTACTCCTAGTATAGGAATAGATATTACTAATGGTGGAACTGGATATAATAATGATTCTGTTCTAGTAATAGATGCACCACCTACAGGTGGTAGTCAGATAGAAGCATCTATACAAAATACAACAGGAGGAGTAATTGATAAAATATTACTTACTAATATTGGTAGTGGATATACTTCTGCACCTACAGTTCAAGTTAAAGGTGGAAAGGTAGCTACTTATACACATAATGCTGCAAGTAATGTTAATAGAACAGCAGGAGTTTATACAGTAGAACCATCAGGGGGAACTGGTAGTGGAGTAAAGTTTAAAGTTACTGTTATTTCTACTGGAGCAACATCATTTGAATTGCTCAGTCCTGGACATAGTTATACTGCCAATGATAGCATACCTATTCTAGATTCAGATCTTGGAGGTGGCGGTGCTCCTGATGTCACAACAACTGTTACTTCTGTTTCAGGTGCAGCAGGAACTGGTGCTACCTTTGTTGTTAGACTTAATTCTAATGGATCAGTACTACCAATTAGTAAAGCTAATGTAATTGAGAATTGGGGTGATCAAAATATGGGTACATTTAAAGTACCTGATACTGTTGCTCGTAAGATAGTTGGTAATGGTCCTGTATTTGGTCCTAATTCCCCTAATATTGGTAACTCTCAACTTGGAGTTGGTAATACAGGTGGTGGATGGTATCTTACTAAAACATTACAGGATGATTATTTTTCATTAGGAAGAATAGTTACTACTGATTATGATAAAGTAGTTGAGTTTACTTCATGTGATCTTATTGGATCTCATACCATTGAAATTACTTTAGATGAAACAGATTTAGATGGTCCTCCTGCTCATGACCATGATATTTACTCAACTATACCGACTGATGATGAGCAAACTGCTGATAGTTCTGGTGATAGATATTTGGTTGGATATAGAGCTAGTAATGCTAAGGTAAGTGGTTGGAGACCAACTGGCGATGAAATAAAGTTAACTCATACTCATGGATTATTAAGGAGACCATTAAGTAGTCCTACAGTAGGAACTTATGATGTTCTTGATTATAGAGGTGGTGCTTCTGGTATTGGAACTTTAAAAGATCCATTAACTACAGATGGAGGAACGCAAACAGATCCTGCTGAGTTAAAATATCTTGCTTCAGGTGGATCTGGTGCAGGTAGTTACCAGTGGGTAGCAGCAATACCACCATCTTTACATTATACTATAGTATCTGGTGATAAAATTGGTGGTAGAAAAGAAGCTACTGGATCACAAGCAATTGTTACGTGGTCAACTTTAGCAGAGAGAAGTAGTCCAGGTACTATAACAACTAACTTACCTTCTGGTACTATTAATGAGTTTAGATTTACTGTTATTGGAGCAGCTGGATCTGGTGCTGCTGGAGAATTTGATGGTAATGATGGTCAAAGTACACAATTATATTTTGACAGTGGATCAACATTTAAGATAACTGCTTCTGGTGGAAAGGGTGGCGAAAAAGCAACTCAATCTGTTGGTGGTGATGGTGGTGAAGAAGGTACTACAAGTAGTCAAGGATCTTATAGTGTAACAGGTAATAATTCATTTCCAGGACAGGATGGTGCTGGTGGAAGACAATATCTTTCTAGTGTACCTAATAATCCACAATCAGGTGGTGCTGGTGGTAATTCTTTTTATAATACTGCTTCAAGTGGAAGTGCTGGTATAAATGTACAGGTTGGTAGTACGAGTGGACCTCAAACATTTACACCTGATGCTTCTAATGGACAATTTGCTTTTACAAATGTTATAAATCCAACCTCAGTATCGTTTAAATTACATGGTGGTAAAGGTGGTGATTCATCTGGTTCTGCTGGAGCTGCTTATGGTGGTAATGGTGCTACTATTACTATACAGTTACAACAAGGACAATTATCAACATTTACACAAGCTGTATGGAAAGTAAGACCTGGTGGTAGTGCTAATTATCAAGCTGCTGGTTCTTCTCCATTGGGAACTAGTTCACAGACTGGTGGTACTGGTGGTCAAGGTAAGGGTAATCCACTTTCACATGGTGGAGGTGGAGGATCTTCAACTTTATTATTACGTAATGGTGAACTCGTTGCTGGTGCTGGTGGAGGAGGAGGTGCTGGTGCATATGGATATGATGGTGGTATAGGACAAAATGGATTAGCACCACCAGCAGGTGCAGCAGGTTTTAATTCTATTGACTCAGGAGTTGGTGGACTAGGTGGTCGTGCCGAATGTGTTGGTGGAGGCGGTGGCGGCGGTGGTGCTGGTGTCATAGGTAATGGACAAATATTCCCACCAGAACAAGGTGTTAGTAATGGTGGTGGTGCTGGTGGTATTGGTGGTGGACCTGGTGGAACAGGAGATCATCAGGGTGGAGCTGCTGGTAGAGCAGGGTGTTCATCATGGGATACAACTTACTTTGGAAGTGGTACTGCTAACTATAGTGAATCTGGAGTTGGATATGCCAGTGCTACTGTAGAATATAACGAAAGCTACTGGACTGGTGGTGGAGGAGGTGGTGGTGCTGGTGGAGTATTCTACAACCAAGGTGTTGCCTTTACAGATGCAGGTAATCCATCATCATATACTACAGTGATTGGACAAGGTGGTGCTGCATCAAATAGTCCTAATGCATCAAACACTCAAGGAAATAGTGCTGCTGGTGGAAATGGATATGTCAAATTAGAAGCTGGAATTATTACTGGGTATACAAATCCATCGGTAACAATATCTAATGGATTGATTATTGATTCTGCATCAAAAGACGATGATGAGTTTGATGTCATGTTAATGAATGATGGTACAGGTGTTGGTGATGGAGCAGGAGATTTTAAACTTCCAACAACACAAGCACCAAGAGTTGTCTTTAGAGGTGGTGGTTTATCTGATGGATCTGCTAACCATGCTCAGGCAACTTGTACTGTTGCTAACGGTAAGATTACTGGTATTAGTTTAGTTAATGGTGGTACTGGTTATACAGAAGCACCTGTTGTTCATATTCTTGATGGTTGTTGTGGAGGTTCTATAGGTACAGCAACTATTAATGCAAATTCGGGAGCAGTTACTTCCGTTACTGTCAATTCTAATGATACAATTAAATATACTAGATATGTTAAATTTGGTAATCCATCTTTAGGTGCTGCTTCAGGTGCAAATGGCATAGGACGTTGGATAGTTCTTAAGCCACGTGATACTACAAATGTAGATATCTTTTCAATTGTAGCAACAAGAGGAAATACTAAGAATGGTGGTAGTAATTCACTAACTGTGTTGGATGCATATTATCAGAAGACTGGTCAGACTAATTGGAATTTGATTGGATCTATTATTTCACCAACAACATCAAGAACAACTGATCCTTTATCTAATTGTGATAGGACAGAGGCTAATCGTCTTATTCCAGCAATTGATACTAGTACATCTAGTGGTAATTATGATGGTGATAGTGGTGCTACTAAACGGTATACCCATAGTATTGAACTTCCAGCAGATGCTAGAGGAATTGATACTAAGATTATGTTAAAACAACCATTACCTAGTCCTAATAGTTCTAATACTACATCACAGGATAAGAGTCACTTTGGTATTGCTGAGTTTATTTACTGGAAACCAAAGACTCAAACACTTGAGTTTGTGCGAACTGCTGGTGAAATAAGTAAACCTGCTGTTGATTCTTTGAAATATACAATTGAAGGAAACACAACATCAGCTGCAACATATAGTTCTGGTATTAGTCCTACTCAGGCTACGGTTACATTGAAGAGTACTACTAAGATAGAACCACAAGCACAAATTGATCCTGATAAGAACATACCTCTTGTTCATACATATAGAACAGCGAAGTACTTGATCAAATCATTCTAAATATAAAAGGAGATATTAAAACAACATGGCTAATGCAGAACTAGTTGATATCCAATTAGATGTAATCAATCAGGTTATTGAATACAAGGGTAGTGAAAAGGTAATTCCTGAAAACTATTGGAAAGACACACTTGCTCCTTATTTGTATCCTTTATGGGATAGTGATAAGGATAAGCTAGTCATGTTTACATGGTGTAGTAATGGTGTTTATCTTGCTAAACGTAGGAAGTATGTAAAGGATTTTGCAACTAATACTTATAGTTGGGTAGATTATGAAATGGAATCAGTTGATTCTACCGAAGCAAATACTCTAAAGGATAAATTAATTGAATCATTTATGCTGGTTGATTCAATTGAGGAACAAGAGTTCCAAGATGAGATGAAGAGAATGTATTCTACTCAGAATACAGTATCTCGTCAGACTGTTAGACTTGCTAGAGAGTTTCTATTAGATGAAACTGATTGGGTAACACTTAGTGATTGTCCTCTGAGTGCTGATGATAAAGCATTATATGCTACATACAGAACAAAACTTAGAGATATTCCTTCAACTCCTGAGTTTACTACTAATGTACAGGGTACTAAATTTCCTATCTCACCAAAATTCTATCAGAAAGTATATTTACCAGAACATACTGGTGTAGCATACTTATCAACTGATGATCAGTTCTTACCTTTAGCTAACCATTATTTAAATGCATTTAGAGATAAGATTGCTAATTATCTGTTATTAAAGTCCTTTACAGAAAAGGCATACTTTGATAGAATGATGAATGAATACCATGCTTCACAGTATAGTGTACCTGGAGGAGATGTATTAACGGATGTAGAGATTGCTGATAGAAAGAAATTCTTAGAGAATATTATTGAGAAAGCACAAGAATCTATTGATAACGATAACAAATTATGATTAAACAAGGATCGCCACTAGAACAAACTGATTTGGTAGAAGCATATGCCAAGTTAAATGATTGTGCATGTTTATATTATGATCTTAGTAAATATAATAGTTTAGATGCAACTAAGAAAGCGACTGTTACAACATATTATGAAGAGTTTGTTGATGAATACGTAATGGATTGCATCAAGCAAGGGGATTATAATATAATATCATTTGATACTGAGGACGCAGCATCAGTCAATGCTAGTTCTTGGTTTCCTAAGAAATCATTGTGTCCTGATGATGATCACTTTATTAATGCATACGTGGTTAATAATAAAGGTAGCATAACATGGCAGAATGTATGATCCAGTGGTAGACACATTACAAACTGTCACACACCCCCTATACAGGGGGTTTTTTAATGCTATTATATAAATGTTGAGGGATCACTAGGTTCCTAACTACTAAGACATCAACGCAAGGCACGGGTAGCGGACACCTTCAATTAAGTTTTGTAGAAC